GTGGGTATGGGCCGCGTCTGGAACGTGGGCGTGGCCATCACCGCCGGCGGGGCCAAGCTGCAAGCCTTCGGCTCGGGCAAGCGCATGCGCGGCCTGCGTCACGGCCCGCACCGGCCGGACCTGGTCATCTGCGACGACCTGGAAAACGACGAGAACGTGAAAAGCCCGGAGCAGCGCGACAAGTTGCAAAGCTGGCTGCAAAAAACCGTGCTGTCGCTTGGCGAGGCCGGGGACACCATGGACGTGATCCTGGTCGGCACGGTGCTGCACTACGATTCCGTGCTGGCCCGGCTGCTCGGCAACCGGCTGTGGCGCTCGCGCAAGTTCCAGGCCGTGATCCAGTGGCCGGAGCGCATGGACCTGTGGGACCGCTGGGAGGAAATCCTGCTTGCCCTGGGCGAGGACGCGGCCATGGTCTTCTACAAGAAGGCCGGCAAGGCCATGGAAAAAGGCGCCGTGGTTTCCTGGCCGTCGGCGCGGCCGCTTTACAAGCTCATGCTCAAGCGCGCCCGCGACGGCCACGCCGCCTTCGACAGCGAACAGCAAAACGACCCGCTCTCCGGCGAGGACGCGCCCTTTGCCGCCTGCATCACCTTTTGGGTCGAGCGCCGCGACGACTGGATGTTTTTCGGGGCGCTGGACCCGAGCCTGGGCAAGTCCGGTGCCGGCCGCGACCCTTCGGCCATCCTCATCGGCGGTTATTCCCGCGAGCGCGGCGTGCTGGACGTGGTCGAGGCGGCCATCCGCAAGCGCGTGCCGGACCGCATCATCGAAGACGTCATCACTTTTCACGAGCGCTACCGCTGCCTGCTGTGGGTGGTGGAGAGCGTGCAGTTTCAGGAGTTCTTGCGCACCGAATTGATCCGCCGGGCCATGCTGCGGGGCCTGGCCATCCCGGCCCGGGGCGTTGTGCCCATCGCCGACAAGGCGCTTCGCATTGAAGCCCTGCAACCGTATTTCGCCCAGGGCCGCATCCGCCTGCACACCAGCCAGCGCACGCTGATTGAACAGCTCAAGCACTTCCCCAAAGCCGACCACGACGACGGCCCGGACGCCCTGGAGATGCTGTGGCAGGCCGCTTCGCGCGGCTTCGCCGCCATGGCCTTCACCCGTGTGCCCAAGGCCGGCGGCCGCAACCTGATCCGCAAAGGACGTCACGACCATGACGACGATGATTGATCGCCTGAAAGCGGCGTTGACCGCCTTCAAAGGGGGCGCGCAAAAGGAGATGCAGACGGCGACGCTCGCCGCGCTGCACAACGCCTACATCGCCAGCCTGACCGGCGGGCTCACGCCCAAGCGCCTGGAGGCGCTGCTGCGCGCGGCCGACGAGGGCGACATCGTGGGCCAGCACACCCTTTTCGCCGAGATCGAGGACCGCGACGAGCACATCCACGCCGAGCTGTCCAAGCGCCGCCGGGCGCTGCTCTCGATCCCCTGGCGCATCGAACCGGGCAAGGCCGGCGGCAAGCGTGCCGAGGCCGTGGCCATGGCCGTGCGCGAACAGGTGGAGGCCGTCCCGGACTTCGAGGACGTCATCCTGGACCTGGCCGACGCCGTCGGCCACGGCTTCGCCTGCCTGGAAATCGAGTGGAGCCACGACGGCTCCCGGCATCTGCCGGCCGGCCTGCACCACCGGCCGCAAAACTGGTTCATGCTGCCCCTGGATTCCTGGGACGGCCGGGACGGGGCCTTGCGCCTGCGCGACGACACGCCCGAGGGGCAGGAACTGTGGCCGCTCGGCTGGATCGTGCACAAGCACCGCAGCAAGTCCGGCATGTTCGCCCGGGCCGGGCTGTTCCGTGTGCTGTGCTGGACCTATCTGCTCAAGCAGTATTGCCGTGGCGACTTCTCGCAGTTCCTGGAAATCCACGGTCTGCCCATGCGCCTGGGCAAGTATCCGGCCAACACCAGCGACGAGGAGCAAAAGACGCTGCTCAACGCCCTGCGGGCCTTGGGAAGCGACGCTGCCGGCATCATCCCGGAAGGGATGGAAATTGAGTTCAAGGAGGCGGCCCGAGGCAGCGAAAAGCCGTTCATGGCCATGCACGACCTGTGCGAGACCGGCCAGTCCAAGGCCATCCTGGGCAGCACCTTGACCACGGACACCAAAGGCGTGGGCTCCCAGGCGCTGGGGGAAATCCACAACGAGGTGCGCCTGGACATCCTGGCCAGCGACGCGCGCCAGATCGCCGGCACGCTGACGCGGCAGTTACTGGCCCCGCTGGCCTTCCTCAATGAGGGCGTCACCGATCCGGCCTTGCTGCCGCGTTTCGTCTTCGACCCGAGCCGGCCCGAGGACCTGGAGAAGCTGGCCAAGTCGCTGCCCGAGCTGGCCACGGTCATGGCCATCCCCACCCGCTGGGCGCACGACCGCGCCGGCATCCCCATGCCGGAAGACGGCGAGCCGGTGTTACGCCGCCAGGATGCCGCGCCCAAGGAGTCCGGGGAGCCCTCAAAGGCCGACGAAGCCGACGAGACGGACCCGGCCGAGGCCACGGCCGCGCTGGCGGCCGCCGGCGGCGACGAGCCGCGCTATCCCGACCAGGACGCCGTGGACGCGGCCACGGTGCCGGACGCCGTGCTGACCGCCCTGGCCAGGGACATGCTGGCCCCGATCCTGGCCGAGGTCGAAGCCGGCATCGCCCCGGAAGCGCTCGTGGGCAAGCTGGCCGAGCTGTACCCGAAGATGGACACCACCGCCCTGGAGGAACTGACGGCCCGGGTGTTGTTCGTGGGCGAACTGTGGGGACGGCTCTCGGCCCAGGCCGAAGAGAAGGAGGGATAACCATGCCGGCGCTCTTGTTCATGATCGCGGGGATTGCCTTGCTGGCGGACCATCCCGGCATCGCCTTTTTCGCCGTGTTCGGCATGATCCTGGCGGCCTGATGCCCAAGCCTGTTTCCCTCTCCTTCGCTTTCGGCCTGCCTCCCAAGGATGCCGTGGCCTACTTCGAGGCCAAGGGCTACAAGGTCACGTTCAACTGGCACGAGCTGGACCAGGCCGCCCATGCCCAGGCGTTCACCATCGCCAAGATGACCAGCCTGTCTATGCAGCAGGATGTGCGCGCCTGCCTGCAAAAGGCTCTCAAGGAAGGCAAGACCGAGGCCTGGTTCGTCAAGCAGATGGAGCCGTATCTCCGCGAAAAGGGTTGGTGGGGCAAGACGCCCATGGTCGATCCCCGCACCGGCGAGGAGCGGAAGGTCCAGCTCGGCAGCCCGGCCCGGCTGCGGCTGATTTACCGGCAGAACATGCAGACGGCGTTTATGGCCGGTCGCTACAAGGCCATGCTGGAAGATGCCGACGCCCGACCCTGGTGGCAGTATGTGGCCGTGCTGGACGGCCGCACAAGGCCGTCCCACCGGGCGCTTGCCGGGAGCACCTTCCGGTATGACGATCCCTTTTGGAGTTCGCACTATCCGCCCAACGGCTTCAATTGCCGCTGCCGCGTCCGGGCGCTGTCCGACTCCCGCATGGAAACCGAGAAGGTCGCCCCGCAGTCCGGCGTGGGCAACATGGTCACCGAAAACGTGACCGTGCCCGCCGCCGACGGCCAGCGCCTCACGCGGCCGGTCACTGGCTACAAGCTGCCGTCCGGCCACGTGGCCTTCACCGATCCCGGCTTTTCCGGCAACGCGGGGGCGTCCTGGCTGGGCGGGGCGCTGGACGAACTGACGCGCAAGCTCGACGCCGCGCCCCCGGACCTGGCCCGGGCGACCGTGGACGCCATGACGCGCGGGCCGGTGCTGGGCCAGTGGCTGGCCAAGCCCGTGGGCAACTTCCCCCTGGCCGTGCTGCCGGCCGAGGATGCCGGCCTCATCGGCGCGCGCTCGCAAGTGGCCCGGCTCTCGCCGCAGACGGCCGGCAAGCAGGCGGCCAACCACCCGGAGCTGACGGCGGAGGATTACGCCACGGCGCAGGAGGCGGTGGACACGGGCGAACGCATCCAGGACGGCGCGCGCAGTCTCATCTATGTCATAGAAGAGGCCGGCGGCCTGGTCGTGGTGGTGAAGGCCACCAGGGAGGGGGATGAACTGTACGTGCAGAGCCTGCGGCGGTTGAGCCGGCAACAGCTTGATCGTGACGAGGAGTTGCGGCGGTTGCGCCGCAAAAAAAGCGCCCCCGGGGAGAGGGGGCGCTGAAAAGGCCGGTGGGCGGCGAGGCCCCCCATCCGCTTTCGCGGCAACCTCGCATAGCGCTCCGGGCGGCTGCCCGTGCTACGGCCGGGGGTATAGCACCGTGTCACGCCCACCAGGGAGATACATAGCCATGATCGAAATCGAAGTCCAGATCACCCAAGTGCAAGGGCTGCTGGCCAACATCATCACCACGGGCCGGAACATGACGCCCGTGACTCGCGCCCTGGCCGGCGTGCTGGCCGACATCCCGGAGCGGGCGTTTATCAAGAAAGTCGATCCCGTCACCGGTGCACCTTGGGCGAACCTGTCAGACAGTACGCGGCAGAAGCGGGGCGAAGGAGCGCGCATTCTTGAGGACAGCGGAGCCTTGGCCTCCTCCTTTAACCCCGACTACGGCCCGGACTTCGCCCGCGTCAGCACCGCCGATGTGAAAGCCCCCACGCACCAGTTCGGGGCCAAGCGCGGCCAATACGGCACCACCCGGCGCGGCTCCCCCATCCCCTGGGGCGACATCCCGGCCCGGCGATTCTTCGGCGTCGGCCCGGAGGATGAGGCGGAAATCGAGGGAACGGCGTTAGAAGCGCTCATGAGGGTGCTTGAGGGGCGATGACCCGTGTCGTCCGCCCCGACGGATTCTAAGGTCACGTCCGTCAAGGTGGTGTAAATTCTGTTGGGTTTGAGGTGGCCATCGGTCAGGCTGCCCTGGGTGGAATTTGGGCTGGCTGCGCCTCGTTTTGTTGG